AGGCGGTCGTCTCGCACAGACCGACGCAGAAGAGACAGCAGTAGCAAAGAAAATCCTACAGAAAGTCGCAGGAGAACAGAATGCCGAAGTCAAGGCAATTAGCGAGACACCTATGGGTGATGATAATATCCGCAGGTATTTTCCAAATGCGAAAATATTAACCTATAAACAACTCGCAGATGTGGATAATATCAGCGAACTCTTACCTGCCCTCAAGTCATATTTCTTTCTCCTTTACGAACAGTCTCCTAACACGGGACACTGGGTCGTTATAAACCGCTATATGAATAACGGTAAAGATACAATCTGCTTCTTCTGCTCCTACGGTAGTAAGATTGATGCTCCTCTTCGCTGGAACTCACCTCAAGTCAATCAGGAGTTAGGACAAGGACGACCATACCTCACACAACTACTACAAAAATCAGGGAAATATATTGAATACAATAAGGTTCAATATCAATCTAAAACCTCGCCTGTTGCGACCTGTGGTGCTTTTGCGACACTTTGGATAAAGGCAAACTTGCGTGAGAATATGACGCTAAATGAGTTTCACGAGTGGATAAGTGAGATTAAAAATGAAACAGGATTGTCGTATGATGCGATTGCTTCTAACGCAATCTCTCAAAGAACATTCTAAAAATCTATAAGTAGGGTGAGGGTGAGGCAGGGTGAGGCAGATTTCGTATCTTTGCCTATAAACGAAAAGAACGAGTTGAAAAGTATGAAAAAGTTCAATTGTGCCTCACCCACCCTCACCCTCACCCTCACCCCCACCCTAATTTATTTTCTATTAAAAAGGAACATAATATTTACCACCCTTAAAAAGAGGATTACGCCAAGTGTGTTCTGCTAATAAATCTTTACCCCATAAAAGGGCAGGCACAGAGGCAAGAGGCGACCTAAAATCTATATAAGAAGAGGATTGTCGCACTTCAGGTGTCTTCTTTGCCCGACTACCAAATAACTTATAGAGTGGGTCTCCCGAAGCATAAACACGATAATTATTGATGTTGGTGTTCTGTAAGTCCTGTAGTTGTATAGCAGGATTGTATGTTCGTCCGCCGATAATGTATCCTGCCTTCAACCACTCGTCAATAATAACACCTGCGAGTGAGTGTCCTGTAGCATAATAATAATACTCGGTAGGGCGATAATTCGCCTGAAACTCGTGGAGGGTTTGAGTGTCTTTTGAGAACCGGTCAGTCTCTACAATCGTATTAAAAACGACAGGCAACCACGCTTTTAAATCCTCAAAGTCAGCAGTCCCACGAACACCTATAACGATTACAGGGTAATCCTTTTTCTTGAAAAACTTGAGTGTAGGTGTCTGTTTTAGCAAACTAAACCCGTCAATACTGCCTTGATAGTCGTCGGCATACGAAGCACCAGCAATCTCGTAAAGGATAGACTTATCCGGTATTAATAGATTAGGGTCTGTTGTGTTAATATCAACCATTTTATATATAAGTAAGAATAAAAAATCTTATGTATATATAAAATGTCTTCAAGCGGTATTATTTCTTCAAACAACGGGAAGATTTTTAACGATTTACTACCAAATCCTTACCCGTATCCAGCAGTCCCGCCTTCACTCGCACAGGTTCTTATTGCTGGTGATGATGCTGGTAATGGGAATATAGAAAACCTTCTACAACTCCAAGCGACTAATATCGTCCAACAAGCACAAATAGGAGGACACCTCACTATTGGAGGCACACCTTCACAGGCGGGGTCGGGCGGAGATTTAAGAATACAGGGAGCAACCGATAAAGGCAGTATTCTTGCTGGTAATGGGACTTCTACCGTTGGTCTCCCAGTAGGGGCAAATGGACTGATTTTAAAGGCGAACTCTGCTACGGCAACAGGTTTAGAATGGGGGACTGATGCTTCGGGTGGAACAGTTATGGCGGTGAATGCTGGTGTGAATATAGATATAACGGGGACAATAGCACAACCGATAGTCAATCTTCAAAACCCCTTATCCGCACAACTGAATATTGGGTCGCAACAAATATTTTCTTCTGTAAATGTGGGAGGGACTGATACAACCTCACTTAATATTAATACCTCTACCTCTGCTACTGGTCTCTTTGAAATGGACTTTAATGATACTAATCCCACAAAACCGTTGAGTGGTTTTATTAATATGCTGACGGACAACACACAAGCAAGGACTACTGCGAGTTGGAGTGCTGACGATACAGTAGCGAACCAACAAACACAAGTAGTTAAAATTGATACTACTCGGGAAAACGAGAACACTTTGGATATTTCTATTAGCGATACTAATCCTATAACTGTCTCGTCAATACAGAGAAACTACATTACAAGAGGAGATGATACTGGGTGTGAGGATACAATCACTTCAATTGATACTACTAACCTGCGAACTGTTATAAGAAAAGAAGAAACTGATTTTGCCTTTGGAGTGGTAGATACAAGCACAGTCGCAAACTTAAACGCACCAATAGCAAACGCTTCTCGCACATCAACAACCTCCGCCTCTACTGTAAGTGATGCTTTTAATTATGGTGATGGAATTGCTTCGGTAGGATTTTCGTCCGCTGTTAGTGCTGGTAGTTCATCATTAAATCAATCATTCGGTTCTGCTGGTAATGTAGGTGGGTCTCAAATAATAGCAACTAACTCACTCGCTCAACATCAATTACGGAGAACTACAGCAACACAACAAGCATATATTCAAAACAACGCACAGAGCAATTTAAGTCGCCTTCAAGGGCAACTGATAGATACTGGTGTTGGAAACTACTCAACAATAGATACTACAAACTCTAACTGCGAAATAAGGCAACAAGTATCCGTTAGTGGAACTACAAAAAACGCATCTCTACTTACTACAACATCTTTGACTACACTATCAAGCGACGCACCCCTAACTGTATCTACTACTGGCGGTAATTTAAATGTGAATGCTTCTAATATTGCTGGTATGGCGGGAGCAAGTGTATCAATTACAGCGTCAGGAGCAGGAGGAGTTCAATTGTCCGCACCAGCGGGTAATATTACATCTACTTCAGGTTCGGGACAGCAGGTAGTCGTATCAACTGTAAATAATGTTTCTAATCCAACACTCACAATCACTAATAGCAACGCTTTAACCACTTCATATCCAGTAATCAGGACGGATAGACCGACGCCTGCTTCTCTTGTTGGTGATGTGTTAGGTGCTATTTCTACTTGGGCGGACGACGCATCAGGAGTTAGTAGGGAATGGAGTAGGATACAAACTAAAACTGAAAATGTATCTGCTGGTAATCAGGACGCAACTTTATCTATCTTTAATTCTGTGAATGGTGTGGTTAGTGAAACATTTAACTTTAACGGAGGTCAAAATGAAAATAATAGTTTTCGCCCCCTTGATATGAATGGTAATGGAATTAGAACAACTTCGGGTGATATGACTATATCTACAACTGCTTCATCAGGGACAGGTAATTTAAGTTGCTCGGCAAAAGGGTTCGCTCAATATGGAGCGGAAACTGGATATACAAACATCTACAATACGAATGGAGATATTCAATTCAACGCCTCTGCTGTTGGTGATTGGGTAATGACTTGTCCTAATTGGGAAAGTGCTACTGCTGGTGGTAATTCAGGTAAGCATTTAAGGATTAAACTCAACGGCACATATTACAAAATCCAACTATTGGACGATTAATATTAAAATACAGCAAAATAAAAATGTTGCTATATTTTAAACACAAAGATTTAGATGTCTGTATCCAGCATTATAGACCAAGCAACAGGTAAAATCTACGACGATTTAATCCCGCAAGGTGGAGGTATTAACCTTAATAAAGGACAAATCATCACAGCAACCACTCAAAATGAAGTTGCCTTCCCTGATGTTCCACCAGCAAACGGGTCTATTCTTTCTTACGACAGCAACACAGACACAGGTTTAAGATATATTGCCGTCCCAGGAGCAACTCCACTCGCACAAGGACAACTTCTATCAGCAAACCTCGCAGGTAATCCCACAATCGTCGTAGCACCAAATCTACCAGCACAGGCAGGTTGGGTATTATCGGCGGACGGCACATTAGGAGCAAATGGAACAAATATGGCGTGGAAACCGCCGACTGGTGGAGGTGGTCTTCTTAACGCAAACGCCCCCCTTTTTGACGACGCAACCACAAACCCTAACAAAATAGGTATTAATTTTACAGCAGTTAAAGCAGAAATCCCCGCAGGGACAGGTGTCGCACAAGTAGGAGCGTTAGTCCCGCCACCAGCACACGACGGGTATGTTCTTAAAGCAGACGCAGGTGAAGCAACAGGACTTATTTGGTCTGCCGTGAGTGAGACAATTACAGCACTAAACCCCCTTTTGGTAGAAGAACCACAAGCAGGCGACCCTACAATTTCAATCGCATTCACAGCAGTCAAGGGTGAAATCCCAGCAGGGACAGGAGCATCATCAGTAGGAGCGTTAGTCCCAGCACCCGCTACGGACAATTATGTTCTTACTTCAGCATCAGCAGAGGCAACAGGATTGAAGTGGTTGCCTCTCGCTGGACCGAGCGGAAGTATAACCACAAAAGCACCTCTTCAAGATTTAGAACCAGTTCAAGGCACGAATGAACTCTCAATCGCATTTACAGCAGTCAAAGGTGAAATACCCGCAGGCAACGGCACAGCAAAAGAAGGAGCGTTAGTCCCAGCACCCCCTACGGACGGATATGTTCTTACAGCATCTTCAGCAGAGGCAACAGGATTGAAGTGGTTGCCTGGAGGGTCGCCTTCAGCACAAACAAACTTCTTTCCGCTTACATATCCTCCAGCACCAGGCACGCCGTTTGTTGCGACTGGTTTTGATGTTATTCTCCCGCCACCAAACACAATAGGCACATTCACACAGAACGAGCAGATTACAATTATGAATTATGAACCTACATCAAATCCATCAGGCAATAGTTTCACAATCGCTCAATCCAACTTTGAGGATATGACCGCCTTTTGGACTGGAAATAATACTGGTGGTTTTGAGAACTTTGCCTATTTTACCACAGGGACGAATGGTGCGCCAGTTCAAAATGTTATTGATTTATATACCTGCCCTCTACCTTTAAGCGGTAGTTCTGTCGCAACCCCTATTGCGTCTCTCCAAGTAGGACCAGCACCTCAACTTTGTCGCTGTAATGGTATAATTAGAACAGCACAATATCTCTATATTTATGGTAATTTTACAACTGTAGTTGTTCTACCCTCTACAATTATCTCAAATGTAGGAGGCATTATTAGGTATAATATGACGACAGGTGTGTTTTCAAAGTTAGGAGGTGCGGTTGGTGGTATATCTACTACTATTGCTAATGTTAATCCTCCCGATATTTTTTGTGCTACACTTTGCCCTACTGCTGATGGACTTTTCGGCAACTACGCAACCAACCCAAGAACTATGGTTCTCGGTGGAACATTCAATATTGTCGCCAGTAATTCTTTATCAATCCCTTATATCTGTTTCTATGATGAACCCACCGATACATTTTCAATCTTGGGTGATGGTGTAGGTGATGGTATAACCGCACCAGCACAAGTAGCAGTCCAAACAATTCAACTGAAATATGGTATTACCTCTGTGCTATATAATCCAGCAAACAACGCTTTATGGGTTGCTTTCAATAATCAAACTTTCACTTGGACGACAGACGGAGGCACTCAAACCTTCGCACAAGATAATTGTGTAGGTGGGTTTATTTGGAAAGGTGGTGCTGGATATTCACTCGGTATAGATATTGGAACAGCAGGACAAATTACTAATCCACAAAATCTTTATTTTGCGAATGGTATAGTTAGGTCGGTCGCAACTGG